TAATGATGCAAAATTATATGTTAGATTTAGTTGTGTACCTAAAGATATAGTTGAATCCTAAGAATGAAAAACATCTGAAGCAATCTTTTCTAGGTCTTCAGTCAACATATTAAACTTAGCATCACATTCTTTTAATAATGCTTTGATAACTCCAGCATTTTCTTTTTTAAAATGAAGATGAATTTTATCTAAAGGATACTTAGATAGTTCAGTAATAAATTGTCCTTGATTATTAATAATTAATTTAAAGCCCATCAAGTGTGCTTCTTTTCTTTTAGTTCTTTTCTTTTGTTTAAGTTTTCGATTGGTTTTCATGTTTCTCTTTCAATAAGTCAACAAGAAAATCATCATCATTCTTCTCGCTTCTAAGTTTAGTCATAGGAGTATCACCTTCTTTATAGGTTTCAATGGTTCTAATTCTAACAGGATTAGTCATGAATATAGGAAACTTAGGATTGTCTAAAGACTTAACCATAAAGAACCCATCCTCAGCAACACCAAATGTTTCTACTCTTTTAATATCTATATCATCTGAACCAATTAAACAAACTCTTAAATTATAAATTGGTTTAGGTTCTACTGGTTTGGTAGGTTTACCATTCAATCCTACTATATTACTTGTCATTAATAATTTCCTTATTATGTATTTCTTCTATAACAACAGGTGCTACTTCTCCTTGTTGTCCATCATCATCAGCTAAACTATCTACACTTTCAGTATACATTTCATTTAACTTCTCATTGTTTCTTGTTATCTTTAATTTAAGATGGTCTTTCAAAGCATCAATTTTAACATGAAGTATTTTATCTAAGTGTCTGTTAATACCATACATGGGTAAATCATTTAGTGCTGAGATGATTCTGCGAAAACCTCTTGCTCTTTTTTCTAATTGTGTTATCTGTGATTCGTTAGTCATAGTCTCTCTCCAATATCATTTCTAAATAGTGAATTGCTTTTTCTATATCTTTTTGTTTTCCTTTTAGCTTATGTCTACAAATATATTTAATAGCATTACCTTCAGCAAATAATAATTGATTTTCATTTATAAACTGAGCAGGTTGAATCTTCATACCTTTGTAGTGGTCTCCATCAATTTGCTTATCTAAGCTATCATAAGCAACTCCTTTAAACATTTCTTTGCTTGGCATTATAATATATTATCCTGTCTTCTTAATTGTTTTTCTGTTGGTTGTAACATAGCATTTAAATCATCTATTGTCAACTCTGGATTTCTTTTTAGTTTCTTTACTATCCATTTGTAAGACCAAGGTTGTAGTCTACATTGTTGTTGTCTATCATAGTAGTGAGTTTGATTAGGAATAAAATCAAATACATTTTTATAATTAATTTTACTAGCTTCATCTTTAGATAACAAAGACTGTAGCCACTCAACAAGTATATGTCTTGCTTTTCTTCTTATAGGTTTCATTTGTTTACTGTTCATTTTCTTTCTTTCCATGACAAACTTCATATGAAGCATTACAATTTTTACAACTATAATTACTTACAAATAAATATTCATCATTATCATATACATCTTCAGCATCAAAGTCATTACCCCAAAGAACATCACCATTACAAATAAAACATTTCATTATTTTAATTCCTTAAAATTAGTATCTCTATCAAAATATTTATACTCTACTATGATAGGTTCAAATATTTCTAAACATTCTAGTACATCTGTCTTCTTAAATTCTTTACAAGAATAAACATCTAACTGTACTAATGCAGGTTGTTGTTCATCCCATGTATGAATACCAATGTGTGAAGTATCTATAATAGCAACACCACTTAATCCTTTATTACCTTTCTTAGTAACTCTAGATGAATAAGGTCCTGCTAATATATTCATATCTATTTTATTAATTAATTTTTTCATCCAAGCAACTGTATCTTCTTCAGTAGCTAAAGGTTTCTTTACCTCTGCTCTAATTAGAAGGTGCTTGTGTATCAGTTCTTTTTCCATAGTTTTCTAATTGTTCCTTATATTGATTTGTAATTTCATCTACATTAGGTTCTTTAACAACTTCAGCTAACATAACATTCTTATTAGAATATTTAAATACTCTTAAACCTTTACCACCATTAGCATCAGAATGACATTCCCATTTGTGTGGACAAAACATACAACCAGTAGCTAAAGTTTTGTTACCATTCTTTTCTGTTTTATATTCATAACATTTTTCTGGAGGAGTGTCTTGTTCTAAAGCAGTATTTAAATTTTTAATTAAAGATTTAACATTTGGTTTAGCCATATCATCTGGTTTGTAAAAACAAATATCACCAGAAGATTTATCAACAACAAGAAAGCCACCTGCTTTTGTATCACAACCTTCTTCATATGCTGCTAATTGTGCATGATAACCAAAAGGGTCATCACCAACTATCTCACCTGATTGAAATTTTTTAAAACTAAAAGGTGATGCTGATTTAACATCACATACTTCACCATCAATGATACTGTCTATGTGTCCTGATACTCCTGACACTTCAACTTTTCTTTGTTGGTCTTTGATAGTATGTCCTGCTAACTCTGCTAAATATAAAACTAAATGTTCAATGATATGACCATATAAAAATTTTAAATTTAATCCTGTGTCTTCATTCTTTCTATCTTTAGGACTATGTTTATCATACCATAGTTGTCTTGCAGGTTTACCAATAGAAGACATCCTAAGTTTACCTTCATACTTTTCTGCTTTTACTTGAGAAGTATTCCAAGCTAGAACAGCTTCTTTAATATTATTAAGAAAAACATTTAAGTTTTCCTCTGTCATGTTGGCAGGTTTACCAGTAGATATATCAGAAATCAATTGCTTGATGTCTGTTGCTATCGTACTAATGTGTTTCTGACCAGTTGTTTCCGATTTTATATTCGCCATTTAGTGGACACCTTACATTTAATTGTTTACCTGCATCTATAATTGATTGTACTGCTAGTCTTCCAAACTCTTCGGCTCTACTTTCTTCAACCTCGTATTGAAATTCATCATGTACATTAACAACTGGAAATGCTTTGATTCGTTTATTTATAACATATTGTTCTAGTATTGTCAACGCATACTTCATAACAATAGCACCTGCTCCTTGCAACAAAGTATTCAATGCTGCATGAGGATGTCTTATAATTATTTTTCTTTGGTCGAGTCCTCTGACCCATCTTCGTTGAGCCACTCGTTCCACTTTTTCTCGTAAGCTTCTAAGACTTGGTGTTGCTCTAAGAAATTTTTCTTTAGTTCTTTCTCCATCTCTTTCCGAACCTCCAATGATACTTCCGATTTTTTTTGAACCTGCTCCATAGATAAATGCGTAGATAAAAGTCTTCGCCTTATCTCTTGATTCCAAACCAGCAGCATTTTGATTTGCTGTGTGTATATCTCCATTAACGACTTCATATATATAATCCTTATCATTCATGTAGTGTGCTAACATCCTTAACTCAAGACCAGATGCATCCACTCCTACTAGTTTATAACCTTTGTTTACTGTCCATAATGCCCTACATTCTTTACCATATGGAGAGTACACAGCAGGAATCTGAGCCATGTTGGGCGACTGGTGACTCATTCTTCCTGTTATAGTGCCATTAGTAATGACCTTGCCATGTACTCTACCATCTTCCTTAATAGCTTCTATCCAAGAATTTACTTGAGCAATTCTTTTCTGTAGCATTAAGTATCTGTTTATTAATTTAGCTTCAGGAATATTATGTATCTCAGATAATACTTTCTCATCAACAATGATATGTCCTTTATCAGTTTTCTTTTTTGGTTTCCATCCAAGCATAACTAATCGTTCAGCAATCTGTTGCCTTGAACCTAAATTAAATTCTTTGTATTTAACTTTAGTGAAAGGTACACCCTTCACATAACCTCTTGCTTTGTTATTAGACTTAGGTATAAACTCTTCTTCTATTTTTAATGGAGGAAAAGTTTCTCTAACTTTAGAAGTTAAGTTATTCATATCTTCTTGAAACTTAGATTGTAATTCATATGCTTCAACAACATTAATCTTAAATCCTCTTTCATGTTGTTTCTGAATTATTTGTGCAACCTTATGTTCCAATTCAATTGACATACCAAAGTCTTTTGTTTTGTTAATTAAAAATTTATAAAGTCTTTCAGTTAGTTCAACATCATTTCTACAATAAGTTAACATATCTTCAGAGAAGAAATCAAACTGTTCAAAATGTATTTTGTTTTGACCTAACTTAGTACCCCAATTTTTTAATGAGTGTCCACCTTCTATCATAGGATTTAATAATCTAGATAAAACTAAAGTGTCAGTTACTTTACAATTAGCAAATACATCATAACCAAAAATAGTATTGACTACTGGTATATCAAATCCAATTATATTATGACCTATAACTTCTTCAGTTTGCTTTATTAATTCAGCAAACCTATGTAACCTATCCTCTTTAAACTGATAATAAGTATCGCCATGTTTACAAACAATACACCATATCTTATCAGCAGTCATGGTTGTTTCTATATCAAATACAACTTTATTAAAAGTCATCAGACTTTACCTCATTAAGTCTACCAGTATCTATATCATATTTTAAATCACAACAAGGACCTGTAATACCAGAGAATCTATTCTTTAATACTCTTATCCTAGTGGTGTTCCTAATATCAGGGTCATCGTTCTGTGCGTCTCTCTCAAGCCCAATAACCATGTCACTTAGCTGACCTATACTAGCCGAACCTCTTAATTGTGATAGTGAAGTTGCTGCTCCCTCTTCATGACCTTTACCTTCAGGTCGTCTAAGGTGTGATACAACTATCATAGATACCCCTGTCTCTTGAACAAGTGTTCTAAGTCTAGTCATAATTTCATCCAATGCTCTTCTCTCATCACCATGTTGTTGGTCGGATACAATAATACTTATATGGTCAATCACTATGTATTTACAGTCTTGACCTTTAGCTAAGAACCTAACTCTTGAAACAATATTATCAATAGAGTTAGAACCAAAATGGTCAAACATAAATACTCTACCAGTACCTACTGTTGCTTTAAAGTAAGTTGTCATTTCTTCTTTACTTACATGAACATCTGGTAAGTGTAATCTTTGATTAGCTTCAACACTCATCAAACCTTTTGAAGTTATGACTGGTGTTTCTTCTAACATTAACAAACCAATATTATCTTCAGTTGATTTTATAATGTGATGTACTACTTCTCTCATTACTTGTGTCTTACCTAGTCCAGACCCTGCTGTAAATGTAACTAACTCTGAAGGTCTTAGACCATATGTAATTTTATTTAATCCTTCAAAAGGATATTGAACAAATGATTTTGTTACTGGTTTAAGTACATCATCTAATAATGTACTAGCATTTATAATTCCATCAGGTGCAAACTTCTTAGCATCCCAAAATGTTTTATTATATATTTGTATTTTGTTTTGAGTTAAACAATCTGAAGCATCTTTTAATCCTTCAGGTAAATGCATGACTTTACATTTTCCTGGAGAGAATAATTCTGCAACTTTCATTGCACCTTCTCTACCTTGTGGGTCATTATCAAAATTTATAATAACATTATCAAAATTATTTTCTAACCACTCTAAACTATTTTTAATATCTTTTACTGCTGAAGATATTCCATTCTTAATACTTACTACTGGTGTATGATAGTTACCCTTTAACATCATCTGATAAGATGATAGAGCATCCAACTCTCCTTCAGTTATAATACAGTATTTATTTTTAGAAAAAAGATGTTGACCAAACAAGCCAGAATCTTTTGTGTTACCTTGTATACTAAATTCTTTTAGCTTAGTATACCTAGTCTTAGTTGCAATCTTTGCACCTTGAGTATCATGATAAGGATAATAATGACTAATGATATTACCCATGTTATCCATCTTAACTGTAACACCAAACTTTTTACAGGTGTCTTCAGAAATATTTCTATCTATAATTTCTGCATAGTTAGAATCTTTCATGAAGTCTTTTACTTCATATTCGTTTTTAGTTTGTGGTATTGTTGGTTGTATTTCCATATCGTATTCCTTTATAAATTCTTGACATGAAAAACAATAAGCTGAGTTGTCTGCGTTAACAGATACTGCGTCACTACTTGAACATAGTGGACAGGGTAAGTGGTATTTTACAAAACCTTTTTTATTTATTTCTTCCATTGTCGCCCTTAGTTAATTTTAATTGAGTCCAAAAAAAAGGAGTGGCAATTTCTCGCCACCCCCTCGGAGTAAGAAAAAATGAAAAGTAAATTTCATTTCAACAGTTGGATAGTACTAAAAATCATCCTTGATGTCAACACCACCTGAAGAATTTTCAACATCAAAATCTTCTTTAGGTGTATACTCGATTAAGTCAATGACTTGTACAGCTTGTAAGTCTAAACCCATTCCCTTCTTACCTTTGAAGTTCCATTCGTATGGTTTGTACATTACTTTAACTTTACTTCCATTACCTACTATTTTATCTAGTGGATTCTTAGAAGCATCTACTAATTGTGGTTGAGTATTCTTATCACCATTAGCTTTCTGTACTTTTCTTTTGAATCTTACTATATTAGGAATAGTCTTTTCATCTACAGTAGTTTCACCAAGTGCTATACCTTGTTCTTTAAGTTCATTAGCTGACTTGTCGTCTACTGCTAAATCAATTCTCCACATAGGTTCAAACTTTTCGTTTGGTCGTGTCAGAGAAGCCCAGTAAGCTGTGCCTTCAATTATTGCCATATGTATTTCCTTTGTTATAATTGTTAATTGTTATTGTTTTAATATCAAATTTAATCATCGTTGTCAACACTTGGTTCATCTTTTTTTTCAAGCATTTCCTCTATCTTTTTATCGATGTTTAATTTAATAGTTTGTTTCTTGTTCAGCTTTTCCTGAAGTTCACCTATCTTAGAACCCATAGATTGAATATCAGAATTAGCCTGTTCTAATTGTATTAGAATCTTTTTAATCTTGCTATCCTTTTGAATAATAATCTCATTTAATTCCTGTTTCTCTTTTGTTAAATCAGATATTGTAGATTTATATTCTGTTAGTAAAGCTTTTTCAGTCATGTTTATATTGAGTAACATCCTTCATTAAATAATTCTACTATTGGAATTACTACACATTTAGATGCTCTATAATCTCCTATGTTTTTAGTGTGTGTCTTTTTATATTTCTTAACTATCTTCTTTAGTCTTGATACTCTGAACACTAGCATACAATGTTCTTTACCACTAAGTTCTAGTATATGAAACCACCATTTAGATTCTGTCTTATCAATACCAGATGGTTTATTTCTATACTCATACTCAATAGCAATATTGCCTGTCTTTCTCCACCAACTCCTTTCAGTTTTAATTTCTACCTTACTTCCTTTAAGTAAGTCAGCTACTCTTTTCTCTCTTATTTGTCCATACTCTAAGTCTAAATCAAACTTAGTATTTTTTCCTGTTGACATTAATATTGTTCCTGTTGATGAAAGCTACAAATATAATGAGTTAAAAATTTATGAATGTTTTTATTCTTAAATAGTTTTTTTGCATTAGCTTTGTGTAATTGTTTAAACTTTCTGATTATAAATGTAGGTTCTAAATTTGCGTAATCGCATATCTCACAGAAATGTGAGTCTGTTTTTGAAAACCAAGCCTTAGCTTCTTGTATTATTTCTTTTCTTTTATTACCCCATGCATGAATATCAATATCCAATGCATCCATAATTGCTCTAACAATAACACTCCGATATAATAATACCTCAGATGTGATTGCTCTACCTTCGCCTTGACTTAGATTGTGTGCTGTGCTATTGTTCAATATCATATTTCATTTTATCAAACACCTTTTGTAACAAAGACTTTTTATTCTTCTTTATAATCTTCGAATGAAACTTTCTTGTTAGTAGATTTTTCGCTATCGGATTTCTTGATTTTATTTTTAAATGTTTCTTCATCAATTTCTTCTACTGTATGTCTAGTATGTTTCACATCTTTACTAATTATATTTGAATATGGACTCCAATTTATTTTCTCTTTAACTTGTTCTAATGTAGTACCTGAATTGTAATAGTCTTCAACGCATACATCTACATTGACCCATGTTTTTTTTAAAAAGAATTTGTTACTCATATTGAATGTCCTGTCTGTAAGTTATGTTGGATAAAAGATTTTGTCTTTGTTTTAAAGACAGTATCTCTATTATACATTATAACTTTTGTCTTAACAACCTCTCTAAAAAATAAATATTATGTAATAATATCAGTAGTTTAGAGAGGTTCAGGGTGTTGCCTTTCTATTGTAAGTTGTATTGTGATTTAGATAAATCTTTTGTTAATCTTTCTTTTAATAAAGTTTTAATTTGTTTTTCTTTTTTTTTATCATCGTCTAAAGTCATGACAACAATATGTTTATCAAACCAATTACTACTTTCTTTTTTATTTTTTATTGTTTTTCTTTTACTCAAGCTACCTCCTTTAAAATTGTTATTGCTCTTTCGTGTGCAGGATGTCTTTTAATATATCCCTTCCACTCTATGTACCCAAGCATATGATAAATTGTATTTTTAGATTTAACATTCATATGTTCTTTCATATCATCAAACTTAGGCATGATTTCATTTTGTTTTTTATATTCAATTATAAATTTAAAAAGTTTTAATTGTTTTGGTGTTAACATTTCTTTATCCAATCTTCTATAATTGTTTCCCATATTTCCTTTCTAAACTGGAATACCATCATCATCTACATTATCTTTTTTATTATAAGCAACACTTTGTTCAAACAAAAAATATTCTAAGTCATCATATTCATTTTCTGAAATCATTGCATCAACAAAGTAGTCAGCACTATGTCTATTAACAAATTGTTTTTCTAAAATAAATTTATCTGAATGTGTAAACTTACTCATTACCATATATTTTCTTGTCTTTTTATTTTCCATTCTTATTTCTCCTTTTGTTATGTCTACCCATGTACCATTCTGAAGGCTCATAGTTCCATCGTTTACCATGATGTCCTCTTATATCAGCATACCACATACGCAATTTTACTATTAATTTTTTAAAAAACATATTATCCTTATACACTAATTTGAAAAAAAGTCAAGCATTAATTTACTACCTTTGCTTTACATATATTATTATCTATTAACCAATGTGCTTGTCTTCCAAACCAACCTTGAAGTTTCCAACAAACTCCAGTATCAATTAACATTTGCCATGCTCTTAATTCTTCCTCTGCACTTTCACTTGGTATATAACCTTCAGCTATACCTACTGCTTGATGTATGTCCACTACTAACTCCTTTGCTAAGTTTATTTGTTTATATTTTCTATAGTATTCAAGTTCAACTCTATTGTTAAATACTTTCCTACCAAAGATTGCTTTGTTAACTCTAACTTTTTTGCTCATAATAATTTATTATTTGATTAGCTACATCTATTCTCTGTTGAGTTTTTAAAAAAGGTAAAATCATTTGAATAACTTTATAACAATCTTTATGTGATGCTCCCCATTTTATTTGTTGCTTACCCAACTCACCATTTTTTTTATATCTTCTTTTAGGATAGGAAAGAAAACCACATCCAAATGTTTCTATCATATCTTTTACAGGTTTAAAATCTGTATTAGTTACTTCAACTCTAATAGATTTACATGGATATATCTTACCTCTTCCATTTTTTTTATCTCTTGTTTTAAATTCTATATGTCCTTCAGCATCTATAAATGCTGTTGCATATATTAGTTCTTCATTTAAGTTATTCATCTTCTATCCCTAGCTTTTATTATATTAAGTTGTTCCATAAGTATAGCTTCTATCATTGCTAACTTACTCTCATCCCTTTGTGTCCACTCTGAATTATTCATTTCAATAATGTCATATTTCCA